TGCAAATTCTACATCTAACATCCATGCTGGTACAGATAAAAGAATGCTGCTAACTGTACCGGTTACTCCTTCCGCTATCTGCTGCTGATTATTGCTCATACCTCGTGAAGTAATGTGTATGTAAATGACTTCTTACCACTCTTAATACAAGCTTGAATAAGCTCTTTGAAATCTTTAGGACTATTCAGCACTTGACATCCTGCACTCCACTTATCTATGTTCTTTGATTCTGCAGATTCATTAGCTCGATGGATGTTAATTCCAAATAGGCCTGTATCTTCTTTACCTTGCTCCTCAGCAATGCTATCCTTATCGGCATCTCTAAATACAGTAACCTTCTTTGATTGCACTAATGCGCTGTATTTACCCTTATGTAAGCCAATAATCCAAGTGTCGACATATTGTCCTACCTTAAGTACAGCAGTTCCAAGCTTATTCATAGGATGATTAAGCCAAAAAGCACCTGGATTAGTGGAAGCAGTGTACCACTTAACTTCATTGCCCTGCACCAAGCCTATTAGGTCATCAAATTTATTAGGCTCGTTAGCTTTGCTACGTATTCCTACCACGTGAATTGATGGCCACTTATAGCCAAGCTCAGTAAATTGAGCCTTAAGCTCTTCGATTGTTGGTGCTTTCATTCTTTCTAAGTTCTTTATCGCGTTTAGTTAAATAGACCTTAAGCTTACGCTCATAGTCTTTTCTTGTTTGCTGCTCCTTTGTTAATTTCATTCTTAGTTAGTAAAGTCTCGCACATTAAATCTGCTCCATGGACTCTCCATATTATTCATACTTCTGCTAAATGCTACTTGACTCTGCCTGTTTACTACTCGAATGGGTGTAATATTAGGGCTTGTGTTATTGCTATACTCAGGGTAATCTGAGTTATTAGCACAAAGGTAATCTACTAAGCGTTGAGTATAGTAGTTAGCGTTCTCTCTTGCCATATCTCTTAGAGCTGATAGCTCACCTTGAGTAATGGCTGTAGTGTTCTCAGATTGGCGAGTAACTAAGTTGCCATTGTCATGCTTATACATTAGCATCGGATAAAGCTCTACCATGGTCCACCAAGCTGTTGGCTTTACGATATACTCATTAAGTAAAGTTTCATAAACACCGGACAAAGTGCCTGCGCTTATCTCATTTTTAATCTTGTTAGTCAAGTTAGTGCCAAGCCAAAGAGTGATATACTTATCCTGCGCCAAGTATATTGCAGGTCTAATTAAGTTAGTATCTACAGCTTCATTTAGCTGAGTGTACTTCTTTAAAAACTCTTCGTTAATGAATAATATTTCGGGTGCTATTGCCATTGTGTTTTATATTAATTTGTTCCTGGGTATCTGCCATTATTTGGCAAGTCATAAGTAGCAGTATTAGCGCGAGCAAAATCTTTAGCAATATCTTTTAAAGGCATCCCTGCACGTATTGCTTTAGATACTGAGATAGGATCAGATGAATCTAAGCCATTATCTTTTACAAATCTTCCTTTCTCTCTCTTGCGAAAATAAACTCTGCGCTCGAAAAAATGTTTGCAGTTAACTCCGCCCTTAAATAACCAAACCGAGAACGTATTGCCATTGTGGCCCATGTTAGGATTAAGAGTATTTGTATCAGGCTCCATGGCTTGTAAATCTTCGTAACGATATACATACCCATTACGTGCAGCGCTTACCATTTGTCTGCAGAATCTTCTACTATCTTTACTTAGATTCTTTGAGTATGCGTATCTAATTTTGTACAGTCCGCTATCCATTTCAGAAGGCTTATCAGGATCAGAGTAGCTTCTAACTGATGCCAAGTTAACAGGCTCAGCTTCGATTAATTCCCACTCCTCTTCGTCTACTATCTCGCCCTTATCTTCTAAGAATTCACACCACCACGTCTCATCTTCATCGGTAAAGATTGGAGGCTTCTCTTGTGGCTCTAAATTAATCTTTTTTTTTTCCTCAGATAATTGAGTTGTTGCATTTTGTGCAACAGTTGGAGCAGTGATTTCCTCCCCGAAAATATCATTAGCCTCAATATAAATATCAGCACTAATGCCCATGCCTCTAAATATCTCCTCAAGTGATTCCGTTACAATTTGTTGGTAAGGCTCAATGATATTCTTATTAAAGATGCGATAAGCGTTCTTCATCTCATCAGCGTTACTGCCTAATCCACCTGCATCTCTAATACCAAATAGTAAAGGTGAGGTAACTCTGTGAGCTCCTAAAATATTCTCTCTTGACTGAGTGCTTAGCTCTTGCCATTGCTTATCTGCATCAGTCATATTCACAATATCTAAACGAGGTGCTCTATCTGCACTTTCGTTAAATGTAAATACTACTTTACCTGCTTTCTTAGCGCCTACCATAGTCTCCCAGTTCCTTCTGATAGCTAACTGCTCTTCGGGATCAGGGATGCCATTGTTAAAGTGCAGCATGTAAGAAGGTGCCATGCCATTACTTAAGAAAGCTCTGTAAAACTCACTGATCTCTCTTGTAATTTCTATGTAATTGATGGCACTGTAGTAATCGGGCTTAGGATAGTATGCGCTGCCCGGTGTCATCACTCCAATAAATAGCACTTGAGAAGGCTCATCTGCTTTTGAAGTAGGATTATACATGGGGATAAACGTCGGAATATTCTTCTTCTTACGCATATCATTCCAATCTTTAGAATAATAAATGCCAGGTATAACATCTTCATCATTAGCGACAGCCAATCTGCAATTCTCATAAGGCAAATGATTAATCTTTGCTACGGTGTTTCTATCTACGCTCCAAATAACTTCTAAGTAGTAGCCACCTTGCATCTTCACATCAAGCGTTATAGCCCTTCTAATGGTGTTTAATTTCAATCTATCTATCTCACGCTGAGCTGCAGGATTAGAGCTCTTAAATTCCTTCCCTGCTATCATGAAAGCTATGCTCATAGTAAGAGCAGAGTGCACCGGAGAACTGTAGTATAAATCTATTAAGTAATTAGGAAATGAGTTAGCCTCACCTAATGTTACCCATCCTTTAGGAGTCTCTTTCTCGTTAGCCTCTTGTGGCATTGCTGCGCCAAGATTAACTAACATAGGTGCCGCGTGTTTAATTTTATCCATTGTAGGCTATATCTGAATCTATGGTTAGGTTAGGCTCTGTAAATCGGGGAGTAGTTAAATCTTCTACTATTAAATAACCCATTTGGATTACCCCTTCCACAACAGCATCTGTAGGATCTAAGTTAGTGCTGCTATTCTGCCCATAAACTACGTAGCTAAATCGTGCTGGATAGTTAATTAGTAGGCTCGCAGCTGTTGGTGTGTTGGCATTGGTGCCGATTTGAATGGTAGTATACCTATCATTCTGAGCTATCTGAATAGGGATAGCGTAAAGCTTCTCAAGTGTCTGCTCGTTAGTTAGTTCTAACAAGTAATGCGTATAGGTATTAGCAAGCAAAAGCTCCCCTTCCTTTAGACTAAGGTAGAGGAGCTGTGCTGCTGTATTTTTAAGTAGGTAAATCATGCTTTAAATATAGCACAATTTTACTTACAATGTAGCTTGAACTACAGTAACTGTAGCGAAGTCTTGAAATGGAGTATCTCCTGCATCCTGATCTAACAAGTATGCCTTATCTTTCTCCTCACCTGTGAAAGTGATAGTATATCCTACCATGTCTCCCTTAGCTGCTCCTGTAGCTGTAGTAAAGGCAGTTACCTCTACTCCATCTTTGTAGCCACACATCCAAATGTTATCATTATTATCCTGTACGAATAATACGTTACGACCTTTAGAAATGTTTTGAAGTTGTAGTGAACGTGCAGCAGTCATGCCATGAAACATAGCTACAACAGTTTGAGTATAGTAAACAGTGCCATTCTCGATGCTGATAGCAGCCTCTTCTGTGAATGATCCTGTATGCTTAGGTAGCTCAAATTCGTAAACACTTCCTGTATTAAGAGCAGTAACTAAGTTAGTTCCTCCGTTAATAGTAGCAGTGTTCGCAAATGTAGCGTAATCTCCTAAGTAGATGGCTTTAATGCCTCCAATCGCTTCTTTACATGCGATCAATATGCCAGCGGTAGTTAGACAGCTCATAGTTATTTTTTATTATTTAGTTAAATATTCTTTGCAAAGAATGGGCAGCTATTAGCTAACCCACTCTTTTAACAAAGGAGTATTATTTAGTTATCAAATCCGATAACAATATCACCAAGTACAGCGTACTGAACACCAGCGCGGAAGCGCATAGCCATTCTCACGTTATCAGATGCATCAGTAAAGCTCATATCTACTACTTTCACCTCGTTGAAATCTGAATTCAAATCAGTTCCGAACACTAAGTTCTCAGGTGTAGCTAAGATAACTACTGAATCAGAGATACCTGGGCAAACATACACATCA